ACGTACTCTTCTCGGCTACCCGGACCCCCGGCGCGTGCTCGCACACGCACCGTTTTTCCGGACCGGCAATGCTTAAGATGCATCCTAATACTTGTTGTGAATAGTCAACCCTAGGGAAGACTAAGAGCACGCTGGATCTCAACACATAGGAAGTAACTAACTTCTCTATGAGGAACGGATCTATCGTTTGCTAGATTTCTGACAGTACCATGGACTCCACGCTTAAGCTTGCCCATAGAGTAAGGATACTCACGGAAAAGCCTAAGTGCCCGAAATCCACTTGTGGTTCACTTTCTGAACCTTTCTCCACAACCGAAGCCGTAACGGGAAACGGGTTAGGACCTGGTGGTCCTTCCGCTTCAAGTACGACGTCGGAAATGCAGATAAGGTCCGGTCCAGTGATTCCCACATTTTGAGAATCGACTCTAGGGAAGCCTCATCTCGATATCCATCAGCCCGGGTTCTCTGGATTTTCCCAGATATCTCGGCCCATTGTGCGATAAAAGGATCGACAATAGGATCCTGGATGCGGTCTTTCCACCATCTATCGAAGTCGGGCCAAACAGACCGACAACGATCCGGAAGCTTGGTATCAAGCACGGGAGAAGCCTTTGGCTTCCCTTTTGGTGAGGACGCATACACTATACCTAGGTCGATTGACTTTCGGCAGGCTCCGATGCGAGCCATATACGTCACGGCTTCTTTTGACAGAAGCCGTCCCATAAAAGCCGTCCATAGGTTTGAATAACCCTCCTTCTTTAGTGTAACATACCGCCCGAAAGCGGACATGGTAAACCAAGAGAAGAGAGTATCCACTCCATATGGTGCTCCAGGATAAGATAAACCAAGTAGCAGGGCAGCTTGGCGACTTGTCAGTTTCCGCAATCGCCGCGAGGCGAGAGCAGTCGCTGACTTGTAACCAAACCCTAAATACCGCGCTATGGAATACAGCGTTGGCACTTTCTCATTAAGATTAGCAACTGAGTTGATAACCTCGGGAACGAATCCCAATCCCAACCACCCGGTCGATAGACCAACGAGAGGGAACGGGGTCACGTCTCGACCTTTATAGTAAAAACGCTTAGCAAATTCCATCGAAAGATTTTTCGATACGAGGGATTTGGACTTATTGATACTAACACCTAGCGTACCCATAACTGATAAATACTCACGTGCGACACCATGATTCCCAATCACGACGTCATCGCCGAGCACTGCATAGTCAGAGAACCAGGAGGTACATCCAGCTTTACTAGCTGCAAATTGTATAATGCAATGATGCGTTAGCGCTAACATCGCCCAGGAAGAATAAGCTCCCATGGGCTGACCCACCGCATATTTCACATACCGAGGGAACGAAGCCCCGAATGTTCTTCGGAAAATCTTCGGAACTCCAAAGTAGCGATCAGCGATGAGCCAGCACCACGCTTGCCCAAATTCCGGACTAGTTAGTGCTTCCAGCAGTAGACCCTGAATACGCAAAGGTAGCCTATCAGTTGCCGCAGATAAATCAAACGACCAGACATGGGTTTGCCCATTCGCCTTCATACGCTCAGCTAATTTCTTAACTGGCGCGTGTTGGTTGTGGGTCCCATCCTGTGGTATTTTCTTTAATACCTTAACGAAGATGTAACTGTGCAAAGGATAGAGTAACGCTTGCGTAATGGAATCTACCATTGCAAACATCCGTAACTTTCCTGGTTCCTCTTTTACCGCAATACTACCTAGACCCCAAACAGACGGTCCTTCTAACCCAACCACGGAGTGGTCGAGATTAGGGATCGCCTGCTCTTCCGGAACGTGCATCACGTCCCTATCTAAGTATATCCCGGCTGTGGTGTGTCCGTCGAACACAAGGTGTAAGCTATCGCATAACATCGCGAATCGCGTCAACAAATTACCCTGACCTGGGGTTCTAATCCAAGTCATGATATCTGCAATGCAATTAGCGTAGTTAGGCGACCCACGAGAGGAATGCGGTCCAGACTTCATCAGCGGCAACAGCCGTCCGCGAAGTTCAGGGAAAATCCAACCCGAAAGCCCTTTTGCTCGAAGAGCCTCTACGTCTTCATCATCAACTTGATACTTGAGAAGTTTCACCTTGAACGAATCTGTTAGCCAAGGGACAAAGCTACTGTTCGTAAACTCTATCCAATTAACTATAAATTTGTTAGTGAGTTTCTTCCCAGGATCTGTGATAGTCGAAATAGAAAGCTTTCCGCGAAACTCTAAGACCCTGTACAACGTACAGAGGCCTAAAGCGTAACGGATCGCTCCTAAATCTCCCTGTCTGATCCTCGCGCGCAGTTGCGCTGGTAGCCATCTGGGCATCCCAGTACGGGTACGAGCGATCTTCGGGCCATAGACCTTGGAGTCGGACACTGAGTCTTGAGCTAGCGTTTTCATTATAAATAATGATGACGCCTTCAATCTCAGAGCCAACCCTCTCGGTCCCTGGTCCTTGTATACACAACTCGCCCACCTAGCAAATATAAATGTAGCTTTCACAAACGATAAGGCACTAGATCCAGAGATTAGCGGAACCACCTTTAACAGTGGTCCCACCAACCTGCGACTACTTTTTACGGTAATCTGCCAAATACTAGAAGCTGTCTTTAACAATGACTTATTAAATAGAGCATTCATAATAAATTAATTAAAATAATATTATTCCTTGCATACGATAGGATGATTACTCACCCAACCATATACTCAGATAGTATCCTTCAGTTTCCACTTACCCGAAGAAGGGAGGTGGGCTGCAGGCAGGCGTCGAACGCCAGGCGGATCGCCTTACGGTTGCCTCAGGCAAACTAAGACCGTCTCACCACCCGCCCCGCACAGAACTCGAAAGTTGCTGTACGGGAACTTTTACTGGTAACCCACATTGTTTGGGAATCCCAGGTGATAGGTTGTCATCTCTCTGAGGTGCCGCTATATTTCGCTAGGCGGGGGCGTTATCTTAACGCTCCCGGCTATTTCTGGATATAGTAAAGTTACCATCGATGGAAGTCATGGTACGATACCCCTATCATCTCAGATCGCCGTGTGGTTCTCCCGGAACGGGAGCACGAGATCTGAAAGACTCAATCTCGAAACTATTTCCGGATTCACACCGTGTTCTAGTTGTTGAGTGAGAGTTCAAGGTAGTCGTAGCAAGCCTTGCTTGCACGAGAGAGGGATACTGGCCGAACCAGCCTACGCCTCTGCTCCGATGTCTCAGAAATGAAATATCGAAATGCCTTTAAGGAAGCCAATGCTCCCACATAACAGATGCTTTGACACATAAGTCACACGGGAACACAGACTCGATTACGGGTCTTTGTTCTCAGGAGGGCTCGCGCCCT